TTCACCTTTTGGTAATTTTTCCAATTCATCTTGTAATTTTTTAACTGTTTCTATACGATTTTTTTCGATGTCATCTAAGGCTTTGGCAATTTCTGCCTCACGGTCAGTCATCTTTAGATATTTTAATTCATTATCTAAATTTTCAAGTACTGATTGTCCTGCTTCTTTATATGCTTGACCAATTTCTTTTATACCTTTGATCTTTTCATCGATCAATTTCATTTCTTCGGCATAACGTTCGGTAGCCTTTTGTCTTTCTTGTTCTTGTTGTTCGGCTAATTTTTCTGCTTCAGTTTTTACTAATCCTAAACTTGTACCAATATCTTTTAGTCCTTGTAATATACTGTCTGGACTAAAATATGCAAACACACTGGCAATCGCAGCACCTAATATACCTATTCCTTTTATTAACAGGCCAATACCTTGCGATAGGAATTTAAATCGCTTATTCATGCCTTCGATAGTTTCTTTGGTAAATTCACCTGCTTTTCTAAATTTATTAAATTGGAATACAACAAGTTCCCATGTTTTAGCAAGACTGCTCGCGCCTTTTTGTATTAGACCTATTCCACCTGCTAGTAATGAGAATGCGCCTCTAACGATACTCAATATTTTACCTAATGCTGTAAATGCTAATATGACTGAACCAATAGCAGCGGCTTTTTTAACAAATTCACCTATCGCTGTACCACTAATTTTTATACTTGCTATAACTTCGTTTAATGGTGTTAATACTTTTAACAATTCAATTTGTAAATTAGATACTGCTCTTTGAAAGTTTTCTTGTGCCAATTCTGCTTGTTTGATTGCTGTTGCTGCTTGTATACTATCAGCAATATAACCACGCACATCTTTACTAATACCAGCATATGCAGCAGCAGCACCCTTGCCCGAGACAGTCATGGCCATTTGAGTTTGTACTGTTTGATCTTTTATGCGACCTAAACCATCAATGACTTGCAATACTTGATCATTGATATTACCTTCAAATACATTGACGCCTAATTGTTCAAATGATTTTGCTAATTCATCATTACCAAGTTTAGCATCACCAATATTTTTAGTTAAGCGTAACATTGCTTGGTCTGCTTCTGCGGCACTACTTGCATTCTCAGCAAATGCTTTTCGTAAACCTAATACACTTTCAACTGCTAATCCTGTTTGGTCTGCCAAATCTTTTACAGCAGCAGCACTACGATATGTGTTTGTTATAAATGCACCAAGAGCAAGTCCACCTAAAACAGTTCGTAATCCACCCAATGTTTTTTGTAAACCATTAAGTGCTTTGTCTGCTTGGCTTGTATCAACTGTAACTTTATATTGTAGATCAGACATTTTATTTCCTCATCATTTTGTCAGTTTCACGTATGACAAAATTTTCAGTTGGTTTACTCATACCTTCTGGTGCTTGGCTACTATATCCTTCATCTAAACGTCTAGCATAAGGATAATTAGCAACAATATCTTTACCTTGTAATCTGGTTCTGCGTCTTGCATTACCACTACGAACAGGAGTAACTTTTACAAATTCATTATATGCAAGTTTAGGAAGTGTTTCCAAACGTTTTCTAATACGTTGTAAACTATTAGTCATTGTGTTTTTTGTAACTGTTACGCCTGATTTCATTTTGGTTTATTCTTATGTAATATCTCTAACAATTGATCTGTACTATAATTTGGTACTGGTGGTTTACCATTGTTAAGTTCTTTCTGCTGGTGATAGCGTTCAAAACTCATCGCAGCATCCATTATGTACAAATCAAATGTATCTCCTCTTTTTATAATCTCGCTTGGTAACATTCCATATCTTTTACCAAGCCCATCTATTTGCAATATTGACACCATCTTAGCACTTTTCATGTCGATGGTGTCACTTGTTATTTTCCCAGTTGTGTTGTTACCTTTGTAATTGCTTTCATCAATACACTAGTTGGCAACATGTTTTTATCAGTAATGATAGGTTTGCCCTTTTCATCCAATATCAATGTCTTAACAATGTCAATTAATTCAGTGACATTTTTATTTTCAGTATTTGCTAATCGCATGAATACATCCATAGGTTGACGATCCCATGTATAAAACACAAGATGTTCACCATAAGTATCAACGATTTCTTTGTCGTCTAAAACCACTTCGATTAATTGTGGTTCGCATGTAATTTGTGATAACTTCATTTGTTTCTCCTTTTAATTAGTTACCTGAATATTTATCGTAATGTTCTTCCAATAATTGATTCAACAATGCTAAACGAAATGCCTGTTTGGCTTTCATTTGTCGTATTGTTGCTTCCATGTTTGTTAGCATAGGCAAGAGTTTTGCCTCATCTGCTATAAGACTACGTAGTTTTTCTTCGGTTGTTTTTAACCATAATTCGCTCATAATTTCCTCATTTATTAAAAAAAGAGAGCGAGTTTAACTCGCTCTCTTAGTCTTAGACTTTTGGTCCTGACTTCATATCGCCTGAAACGGCCAGTGTAAGTGGTGACACCCATACTGGAGAATCTGGTGATACAGTGGGAGCAACAGAACTTAAATACCCTTTACCTACATAGTAAAAAGTATTTGCTGGAACTGTATTGCTTGTGACATTTGCGCTATTGTTCATTTGAACTCTAAACACAACTTCTACTCTATCTTGGCTCAATCCTGAAACACCATAGTATTTTGCTGTAGTGTTACCAGCGGCTGAATCTCCAAAGAATATTTCATCATTCAATACAATGTTAGTGCTAATTTCATTGTCGCTTGGCGTAGTTACCTTGTTAATACTTGCTGAACAGAAATCTGTCCATGAGAAGATACCAGTACTATTAGTAATAGTAACATCTTGTAAGCATGTAACATTTAGGAATGTATTTGCGTTTCCAGAAATAAATCCATTAGCAAATACTACACCATTGGCGTCAGTTGAATTGCCAACATCTGTTGTCAATATAAGAGCAGGGAAAGTACCTGTCTCGTTAACTGTTATATAAGCCATTGTAGTTCTCCTTTAAGTTTGTGGCTAATCATTAAAATTCAAGCGTTTTAAATCGAATGTATAGGTACGTTTTTCACTACGATTACCGATCACAATATCTTGTGTGAAAGTAACTTCATAATAGCCTTTAAAAAATGCTGCATCAGCACTCATACCTTGTATGCGTTCTTCAATAAAAATCCATTTAGGATCATCTTGGATACTTACAAACAATATCTGAAACTGATCAGTCATTGTATAGACGCTACCGCATCTAGTGACACCAAGTTGATTTACTTCTCTACTGATCGTAGAGACATCATCAACATAGATGCCATATGGTACGATATCGTCAGCAGCAGGATATATTCCTGACACTTCAACGATAGGAATGAGAGTATCAGTCACTACCTTGATGTAATCAATTATATTCTGCTTGACTATTAATGGAGTATTACTCATTAGAAATACCTGCGATCACCATTGAAGTAATCTACGTCACTCGTCCAATTCTCTTCTAACTTAGTCGTTGGACCGTTAGGAGCATCTTGGTTCAGATCATAGAAATTCATCAATTGTAGTGCTTTTTCCCATTCAAAGTTATATCTACGCAATGCATGATCATAGTTGGCTCTGTCAACATCGTTGACATTGCTAACATCTGATACGATGCTTTCATAGAATATTTTCACAGCCATGAATGTATCAAGTCGTATCAAAGTCTGATCATTTTTGATGAGCAGACTAGGATTGAAACTTGAAATTAATGCACCATTAGGTAAGTTAGTGTAATATGTTGCCCCTAACACCGTGTCGCAATACTTTGGCCACCAACCAAATTCCAATTGATATAGAATTTCCTGACTACCTACTTTGAAGTAATCATTCCAATCTACATTCATTTGACTTGCTCGGCGTTCAGCAGCAGGATCATAGAATATGATATCCTGTACTGTTGCATTACTAACTCGTTGATAGGGGACTGACATATTATTATTTTCCTATACTAATTCAATATTACTGCTGAAGAATATTGATTGCACCACCACGTCTTGGATCGGCTACACCTGCACCCATATAAGCAAGACCAGTCAACCACATTTGTAAGCCACCTGGTTTTTCGCCCATTTTGATCTGCAATCCTTCCTTAAGAACAGTGAAGATCGCTGTTTCGTGGAAGTATGCACCAACAAGCACTGGACTTGCTGACTGTTGACCAAGAAGTATGCGACTTGCTGAAGGCAAGAATGTAGTGAAGATTACTGCGCAACCATAAACGCTTTCGATGCGTCCAGTTGACAATAATTCATTACCAAGAGCAGATAGGTTTGAACCACCTGATTGTGATACTGCACCACCAGTCAATTCAGCAAGCATACGATTCAATGAAGAACCATCTTGTCCTGCTGTTGCTGTTGTAGTTGGTGTTGGAGCGTCACCGTTGCTATCCAATACGATGATTGGAGTGCCTGGTAGGCGAGCAACTTTATAGTTCTGCTTGACATTACGTACTAATTCTAATACGCTAGCAGCAGTGAAACCATTAGTCCAACCAGCAGTATTGCTTGGTAGACCTGCAGTGATTAACTCCATAGCACCTAACTGAGTTGGACGAGCAAAGCCGTCTGCTGGTGTTGGGCTATAGTTAGTGTTGCCTGGTGTTGCTTTGAATGATAAGAAGGCTTCGCAAACGCGAATGTCTACTTTTTCACCATAACTCTCACCAAGTTCAGCACCTAGTGTTGCGGCTAATTCAAATGATGTTGTCCATGCGTAGAACACATCGAATGCTGTTGCTGCAACTGCTGGAGTTGCTGTGATGCTTCCCTGACCTAGAGCAGGATTCTGCTCGACGGCTAGTGGAGGACTACCGAAACCATCACCACTGCCTGAACCGGCTGGGTTATAGTCTTGGTATGTGATCGGCGCAAAATTAGGAACCAAATATTGGTTACCTTGATTTGGCGCAACTCAATTTGTTACTACTAAAAATTTCTTTTTAGCGGGGAAACCTCTTCGGATTTCCCTCTACACCTTCTTTATTAAGTTATAGTGTAGTTCAGACTATCGCATCTCTTTACGAGTTTTCTCATTTAGTCGTTCAGGCTGCTTTCGCTTGCCCCTTGTTGTCCTCTTCAGGAGTTCCAAGTCAATTAGAGAAAATTAACATTATCTTGCTATCAATAGCAAAATAATGAGGCAGTTTTATTTACCTGTGTGAACTCTACGAGTCCTGTGCTTTCGTGCATAGCACGTAAAGCAAAATTTGCGATTGCAGTTGTGAAACCATCGGCTTCGTTATTGCCACCGCCTAGTACGTATGCCATTGTAATATCTCCTATTGTTGGCTATTATACGATTTTACGACTTGCTGTTGAGACAGTCGCGGTCACACCTGCGCTTTTCAATCCAACACGCTTACCTAGACCCATCTTGCTTGCCCATGCGTTAAAGGCTGCAGGATCTTTTGAATAGTCTGGAATAGCGTCTGGTGTAGCGCCTGCGAAACTTTGTTGTCCTGGTCGCAAGCCACTGCCATTGCTTAAATTGTTTTGCTTGAGTAACTTTGGATTACCTTGCGCAACTTCTTCAATCAAGGCAGCAATTGTAAGTGGATTACCATCCATACCATATCGTTCCTGATTCTTTGAATTTACTATAGCAAATGAGCCATCACGTTTGAATGATAGATTACTTTTGATCTTTTGCAACGCATAATCTTGCAAGTCTGGATCAAATCTGTCACCCATATTACGTAATATTTCACTGTCTAGTTCCTTCGCACGTAATGCTCGCTCTTTTTGAGCAAGATCACGTTGTAGTCTCATAAACTGATCGCGTAGGTCGGTAGTATCATCACCTACTTCACGCCCCATGCGTGTTTGTACTGTAGGTTCTGATTCCACTGGCTGTACGTTGCCAACGCTTTGTTGACTGCTTGCAGTTCTTGCAATGTAACCAATCGCTGCTTCTACGCTTTCAAAATTTTGACCGCTTGCTTGTGACAATGCGTTCAAAATAGAACTTGTAGTGCTTTTACGAATCGCACCTGCATTTACTGCTTTACCATCAACTTGCTGATTTGTATTCTGTTCTGCTTCAGTGGCTGTAACGTTGCTATCGAAATTTTCTGTCATATTTTCCTCTTATAGTTGTAACGTAACTAACGATTTATCTACCTGTGTTAATACCAGTCAATTGAGTTGCAATTGCTTGGTTTGTGTAGTAACTTTGACCTGTGTAAGTAACTGGTGTGCCGATACCTTCATCATTGTATCCTGCACCTTCGTCACCTGCACTATCATATTCTGTTGTATCACCATAAACAGGTTCAGTCTCACCAAACTGTTCTGGTGTTGTTATCTGATCACCAAGATCACGGCTATTGATTTGCTCATTATCTTGTGTCATCAATTCTTTTACTTGTGGATCTGTGATAGTTTCAATATATGCCTGTTCATACTGTGGTATCTGTTCAGCAGGAGCAAGCATACCAATAATTTCTTTTGCGATTAAATTATCAATGATAGGATTATTCTGTACTAGATTTTTTGCTTGGCCCATCAATGCCAATCTATAATTGGTATCGTGTGCTTCATAATCTGTGTTATAATGCACTTCACCTGCCCAGCGCATATTCATAAAACGTGCAGCAAATGTAAATATCAACTCTTCAGCAACTTCCATTAATCTTGCTTTACTCTTTGCAAGGCGATGTAATTGTTTGCGTTCTTCAATAATTGCTACACCACTCGCTAATTGATTTTTAGTATTGCGTAGTCCACCTAATCCTGTAAGACCTTCTATGCTCTCAAGTATCTCGCGTTGGCGACTTGTGACTTTATCTACGTCACCAGTATCAACAGGAATAGTCTCTACTTGTCCTTGGCTTGCGCGAACTATCGCACCTGCGTGTACAGGAATCGCAACACCTTTATCTGCACGAATGATTGTCTTTGCGAATTGAATGCTTGTGTAGGCTTCACATTCTAATTTATAATGTTCACGTTGTGCGTCACTCGCGCTATCAATATCGCTAACACCTATATCGATTGTGCGTGGGTCATGACGACCATAAACGATAAAGCCTGGTATAGCCATGCCTGGTGGGTATGTGCCACTACCTATCTCTTCTACTTCACCTTTGGCAACGTTCTTGCCAACTTTATAACTCTTCCAGTAACT